AACATAGTCTGCACTAACAGCACTTGTTACAGTAAATAAATAATCACTATTAGAATTAGTTGCATTTATTGTTATCTCATTAGAACCACCCTCCCTAATTCGTGCAACATATGCCATAGTATGAGTGGTATTAGGATAATCAGTTGATAAATCTGTTCTTTTCCATTGAACAAAGTCACCTATTACAAATTCTTCTGGTTCTTCTGTAGGAGCATTATCTGCATCAAAAAGGTTAGCCACAATAAATCCTTTTTACAAATTTTTATTTTGTCAAGTTACTATAACCCAAAATGCAATTTTTTGCCATAGCTATTATCTCCACCCATTTACAAAGCTATTTCCCCTAAAACGATTAGGTCTAACAGGTCTTTTAGATGGTTCTTCTGTCGTTTTTACTTTTTCATTTTGCATTCTATCAGAAATAACATTTAAATTTAAGTTTAAAATTGACAATGCACCAATAGCATAAACCCTGCAGTCTAATGCTTCATTTCTAGTTCTTGTTTTTACAAATTCTCTTCTGGGAAAACCTTTGTGAAATTTTGTAACAATTTTCTCACTTGATGCTAATTGTTTAAAATATTCATCTGATCTATCATCTGGAAAGTGGCAATAACCTGCACCCACTTCAGTTATTTTTAATCTTGAGAAAATAAGTTCCTTGATACTATCAACACCTAAAGTAAACAATCTAATTTTACCAATATTGTTTCTAGTAGGTCTTGATACTATAGGTCTGCTTTCTCCACCCATACCTTTGATGGCAAAAATTCTTCTTCCCTCTCTAGGTCTAACAAAATTATAAACTGCTTGTGTATAGTGTCCACCACTATCAATACAAGCTGATCTGATTTGTATTTGTCTACCATCTTCAGTTTCATAAATATTTTTTAGGATATTTTCCAGATCATTCCATAAATGAGGTGTTGATGGATCACCATATAAAGTTCGATAATCAACACTCCAACTTTCTTCATCTTTACCCCAACCAACAACCTCTAATTCTAATCGATCATCTTGCACGTCAACACCACAAGTCAAAAGCATTATATTTGCATCTAACTTATCACCAAATGGTTCAGCACGTTCTGCAACTGCATAATCATCAACACGTTCACCTTGATCTTCCCACGTTTCAGCTAGATAAACATTTGTCCATACCCTTAATGTTTCTGGCATTTTTTTGGCGCTGAGAAAATCCCTAACAGCATCAGCTAATGGTGTCCAACTAGAATAAATCCCACTAATATGGAAACCTGCAACACCTTTAAATTCATCTGTAGCTTTCCACTTTCCTAATCTAACTGCTCTATATCTTTTGGGATCATCCCAAGCTGAACCACATTCTTCACAAACATAACAAGCTGTTTCTGGCTTATCTTTTTCCCATTGCACATTTGACCATTTTAATTTCTGCTCGTGATGGCAATCTGGACAAGGCACATAATAAAATCTCTTATCACTTTCATCAAAAGCATTTTCAATTCTTGATGCACCTTTATTAGTTGGTGTTGATACCATTACTATTTTTCTATTCCAGAATGTAGCACTTCTTTTTCTAGCTAGTTGAACTGGGTCACCCTCTGAACCTGCTGATGCCGGGTAACGATCTACTTCATCACATAACACAATTCTAATTGGTCTTGATGCTAATCCAGATGGTGAATTAGAACCCACTAATGAAACGTGTCCACCGGGAAAGACTTTGTGTGTAGTTGTATTATTAGCATCCCTTGCTCTAGGGTCTTTTACTTTGCCTTTAAGATTAGGTGTATCCCTTAACATTGGCGCAAGTCTATCTTTTGAAAATGATTGTGCCATTTCTAAAGTAGGTTGAACAACTAACATTGGTGCAGGGTCTTGACCTACATGAAAACCAATAACATTAAGTAGCATTTCTGTTTTGCCAACTTGCGCACCTGCCATAACAACACAATCCCTAATAAGTGGATCAGAAATAGCATCCATTATACCCTTTTGATAGTTTGCCCTTGACGTGTACCACCGACCGGGTTCAGCACTAGCTTCTGAACTTAGCCGTCTTTCTTGGTCTGCCCATTCTGCTACTGTTAGTTTTGGTGGTGGCTTTAGGACTGACATTGCTGACTTTATCGTTTGTCTTAGAGCTTGCTTTGCTTCCGTTTGGCTGATTGGGTTCATATGTTGATAATTCATCTAATGCTTCATGTATCTGTTTTTCAATTATATGTTGAATAGCACCAATGTCTGTTTCATTGGCAACAAGTGGAGCAGTTACAGTTGGCAATGACAACATCTTTGCCCTCATAGCTGCTAAAACTTCCACCCACGAATTTAAAACATCGTTTGCAGAAAGTAATTCTTTTTTAGCTTGTAGCAATTCCAATTCAGCAAGGTCTGCATCTGCTTCCATTTTCCTTGCTCTAGCTGCATTATAGTCTGGATCAGCTATCATTGGTCTGCCCATTTTTTTTGTATTATTTACTTGCATTTCCATTTTGTTAACTTTTTTTTAAAAGTCTGTCGCTAGAAAAGATTTGTGGTCGCGCGTTACCCACAAAAGATTGGTCTAGGAAGTACCTTTTCATTTAAATCGCCTTGCTGATGCCTTTGCTCTGGCAAAATTCTTTCTAAAATTTTCTCGCATTACCCTCTGTGATAATCTATCTGCATCCTCATAGAAACTAAACTGGTTGTCAATCTTAACTGATCCCTGTTCTAGGATGTATAACCTCTTTAATGGATATGGTTTCTTTGTTGTCCTCTGCAAGATCATATCTTGACCACCTACCCTCTGCCTAAACACTTTAGGTCTATCGAGCAATGGTCTAGGTCTATTCCTTGCAGTCACTCCACCCTTTGCTCTTAGTGGCATATCTGATGCCGGGATAGCTATTGATCTTCCTCTAGGTGACTTGATGCCACCAACTGCTAATCTCTGTAGAAAATCTTTATGTCTATTCCCAGATGGATAGTTCTGTACGATTGATCTTAGCTTTCTTTTAGTTGCCCTATTAGTTCCCTTAATAGGCATCATTACTGCTTTCATAAATGATGTGTTCTTAACCTTAACATCCTTAGTCCAGACATTCTCAATAGTGTTCTTTCTTATTTGAAATGCAGCATCGTTTAATGTGTTAGCCATAGCAAAAGGTATTTGATTTTTGCCAAATGCATCAATAGCTTTTGTAACTGTTTTAAGATTAGTCTTAACATTTATTTTAGCGCCACCAATAGCTGAACTAACTCCAGATTTAGTAGCACCTCTAATTGCACTACCAACTGCTAATCTGCCTATAGCTGCGATAATAGGAGCAGGCATTAGTGAATACTCCCTATATCATCTATGTTTAATATCATAACTGTTCCAGTACAATCACTCGCATCAAATATAGTTTTATAGCATTGGTCGCATTGTATCTGCCCACTAAACTCCACAACATTACCTAATGTCCATTCAGAGCAATATAAGCATTTAACTTTCTCACCAAAGAATTTAACACGATCAACCATAACTAGAATACTACTAGAAAAGCTAATCGTGTCAATAAAACTATAAATCATATAATACAGAATGCCCTCTTCCCTTTAAACATTGATTTAATATTCTCTGGTATGCACCACCCTCTATAATAGGTTTAAATGCCCACCCACCTGCTTTCAAGGTTAATGCTCTGCACTCCATCACATCCCTATCATATAACTGCGCTTTGCCCTTAGATGCTCTTAAATCCACTACAGGATTATATGCACAACCACCAACCAATAAAGCTGATATAATTAATATTTTTCTCATTATTTCCACTCCTCTAATTTCTTTCTTAGTTTTTTTAATATTTTTAAATTTAGATTAAGTTTTTCATCACATTCATTAATCAACTGTTGTTGCTCTTCTTTCTCAAAAGGTGATGGTTCTAATTCATAAGTTAGTCTTATGTTTTGTATATCATGTGGATATAACTCTAATGCATCATAAATTAATTTAATTTCATCTTTTGAAAATGCTATCTTCATTTTATTCTCCTATAAAAAATAGGCAGATGCTTTAAGCATCCACCCTTTCATATTCTTCTGCTGTATCTTTTATTTTATATTTCGGTGCAGTATGACTAGACCAACTATTATTCTCAGTACACCAATAAAGAGTGGTATTTGTGTATTCATTTTTTTTAACTTTCATAAAAGGTTGCACATCTAAAACTTCAACATATTTATTTTCAGTTTGATAAACTATTAAAAAAAATGTTTCTCCATCAAGTATTTCTTGTAATTTTAAATTAACAAAAAATTTATCATTAAAGATCATTCCCTCATTACTGAAACGATCATATCTTACACTATCGTCATCTCTATTTGAAATTGATATTGGATTTTCAAAAATCATTTTATCTTGCCTAAGACCAATATCATAACAGTAATACTCTTTTATTTTATTTATTGTTGTTTTTATAATTGCCATTTTATTCTCCCTATAAAAAAGAGTGCCGTTAAGCACTCTTAGCTCTTTCCCAATCGAAACTATAATCTCTAACTGATGATTTATTATCTTCAATTAATTTAATTATAATTTTGTCAATTTTTGCTGAAACTTTTCTAGAGCAAGATTTGCCAGATGATAATTTAGACTGATGAAAATAATATTTTCTTTCTTCATGTTTCCAAGTACCATCTCTAAATAGATAACATCTTCTGTCATCAGTTGGATAATACCAACCTTTATACTCTGCGCCATCATTTGATGAACAATGAACATAGATACATAATGGATAACGATCCTCTAACTGACCTATGTTTCTAGCATCATAAATTTTTTTAAGTATTAAATTAGTCATTTGTTTTCTCCCTAACAAAATGATGAATGCCTTTAGGCATCCACCTTTCCAATGTTGTCAATGTGTCTTTCAAAAATGTTATTTAAATCTTTTCTAACTTCTTCATTAGATGCGTAAGCTGCTTTAAGATAATCAACTGTTACACCTAACTCTTTTGCAACCTTTTCTAATATTGTTGTTATTACTGAGTTAAAAAGTTTTTTTGTAAATTGTTCTTGTGTCATTTTTTTTCTCCCTTGTTGTATACATTATTACCAAATTGGTAATAGGGTGTCAAATAATAAATGCACTTTTTTTTAATTATTTTTATTTAAATTAAATTTGTCACATATTTGCCTTGTAGTAAGGGTTTCACCATACCAATTAGCAAATTGAAATTTCATAGATGTAGTTAAAGCATCCCTTAATTTATCATAATTAACACCACCATATTCAGATGGATTGGTTTTAGCTTTGTTGTGAATTTGATCTATCCAACTTTGTATCAAATCTTTTTGTGGCTGTGAAAGCTCTTTTTCTGCCCTTACAGCGACCTTTCCATCTTTTTGGTCTGATTGTACCTTAACAACTGTTTTAGGTTTTCTTTTAGCTTCTTTCCTAAACCAATTCATATAAAATGCATTTGGATTTGCATATTTAGCTTTATTGCCATTTTGCTCATTCCATAATCTAATATCTTCAATAACATCATCAGCATCTAATCCTAAATCAGTTGCATATTTTTTTATGTTATCAGTCACTACAAAATCCACTAATAAAATTTCCTTATTTTTTTTCTTCTTCTTATTATTATTATAATGGTTATTATTAATGGTTCGTACGACACCATCTGTCGTAACCAAACCCGAATTTGTCGTAACCATTTTCTGGATGTGACAATCTGACACGTCACTAGTGTCGTAACCATTTAGTCCCGGGAAACC